TGTGTCGGGCCACGCGTGACGTAGGGGGGGGTGTAAAAGATTCCTTTTTTCAACGTTTTCCAGCACCAGACGGCACATATGGGCCAATTCCTGCAGGGTAAGCGATCCTTTGAAGTGATTGGCCTCCGGCGTCAGCCATTGGAAGTTGTTACTGTTGTCGGTTCCCCCCTTGCACACTGGCAGGATATGGTCGGCGTTAGCCGTTCGGTCTAGCTTGAGCCCGGTCAGGGCGCACCTGCCGCGTTGCCTTACCCATTGGAACATCAAGCCTCGGGCAAGTTGCTGTGTCGTCTCGAAGCTAACACCTCCTCGGTTGTTGGCCTTGAGCATCATGGCCTTGCAGTAAAAGAAGCGGCGCTTGTTCCAGGACTTCTTCATTGCTTGATTCTTAACTTTATTCTTCTTCCTCCACTTGGAGTTATCAGCCAACTTCTTGCCACGATTCTTATCATAGTATGCCTTTGCCCTTAGTCGGTTAACTTCACGCAAACGATCGATGTTATCGTAGTAATACTGCAGACCTTTGGACCTTTTCTCGGTTGGGATTCTTTGCATGGTTACTTGGTAATGGGCTTATTCTTGCCGCGTCTGGCATTCACGTGAGGAAATAATCCGCACGCGTCTGAGTTCACCGTGCGTTGGATCTCCTTAGCCCTGGCACGCATCCAGAAGTGGGAGCGTCCATACATCTTCCCGATGAGGCGAGACGACAGACAACCGGGCAGACTCAGCGCCCAGCGTATGAGCTCGACGTGACGACGGAAGGCGAAGTTATCCGTGCAGGCCAGCGCATCCATGAAACCCTTGAGCATCACGCCCACATGATCGCGTGACATGAACGCATCGACTTCCTCGCGTCTGCCGATGTCCGTCGGGTTGAACGCCCAGTCAGGATGATTGGCGTCGATGTTGAAGACGTGCCGAGGTTGCGCCATCTCAGCGTAAGGCAGCACGCCGTTCTCTCGCATCTTCTCCTGGACCTTCTTCGGCTGCGCAAAGAACCAAGCGTCAAACGACTTGGCCTCCTTAGCCGGAGCCGTCAGGTCGTTGAGCCTAGCGCGTGTCACGCACGACAGCGTCAACTATCTTGACGGCGGGGCAAGTGGCAAAGGTTGTGCCAGTATCCGTCCATGTCGAACCGTAGCATTGCTTTGCGGGTGAAGCGATAGGTCAGGGATGAGTACTTGCCCGAGTAGTCCAGGGTCTGCTCGACGATGTCCTTAAGTTCCGCTGACGTCATCTTTGCCGGCCATGTGCTGATGACTTCCCTCAGCTCCATGTCTTTCCTTTCCTTGACTGTCTTGGCGGCCTCGGTGGCCTGCTGCCGGATATGCTCCATCCTCTCAGGCTGATCCCTCCAGGCTTTCTGGCGGTACCGGGTCAGAGCGAGCTTACGGAGAACCCAACCTCTCCGCGCGGTGGTACGGTTAGGTTTGGTCATCGCGTAGAACTTGCCTCCTCGCCAGAGACTCGGTCGAACCCCGAGCGTAAGCGACAAGGGGTGAGACTAGAGTCACCCTTGTACGTAGTACAGGGACGGAAGTTGAGTTGGAAGTTGAGAAGGGATTTGACATTGGGCTAAAGGTGGGGGTCAGGGTGTTGACCCTCAGTTGACCTTAAAACGCCTTGGCGACCCCTTAGCGGGGCTGGAATCGCTATGCCTTGAGGCGTTGTCGGGTAGGCTTTCGGAGGGGGGCTGGCTGTATTCCCAGCGGATGACCCCCTTCTCGGCGGCGTGGCGAATGTAAATCTCGCCCTTGAACTGGTTGGCGTGGTCCTTGAGACCGGCACGGCCCCGGCGCTTGGTCAGGCCGAACTTGTAGATCGGCTCTTCGCCCTGGCATCGGAAGAGGACGGCGACCTCGCGGAACCAGTTGGTGAACTCCGAGGAACCTAGGCCCGCATAGGCTAGGTCGGCGACGGTGTGGCCTTCCTTGTCGGAGGCGGCCTTGGGCTTCCCGGTGTGGTGCATGGCCACGAGCACGGCGCCTGTCTCGAGGAGGATGGGGGCGAGGTCATGGCGCAGGAACTTGGACGCCTGCTCCTGATCGGAGACGTCGATGCCTGCGAAGGATAGCAGAGGGTCGACGAAGACGATGTCGGCCTTATGCTCGATGATGAGGTCACGCAGGGCCGAGGTGAAGGTCGTGCCGGTGCTCACGGTGTCGCGGAAGATGGCGAGGTGTTCGCGCAGCTGAGAGCGTTCGTTACTGTCTAGGTATGCCCCGGCGATGACGTCCTGCAAGGCCTCGGAGATGTCCCCCGCGTCATTCTCAGCCTGGAGCACGATGGCACGCAGGGGCTTGGCGGGCTTGATGCCGAAGAAGTCCTTGCCGATGCACCAATGGACGGCGGCCTGCATCATCAGGGACGACTTGCCGGTGCCCGACTGCCCGACGATCAGGAGGGAGCCACCCTTGCAGAGCCAGCGGTGATTGCCGAGGATGCAGGATGGGTCTTCCTTACGCTCGAAGGATAGCAGGGCATCGAAGTCCATGCGCTGCGGGCCGTGCTTTGCTTTCCGCCCCTTGCGCGTCTCGGCGATGGTGGCATAATGGTCGAGCAGGGTGTCCGGGTCGGTGGCCTGTTCCGCGGCGACTAGGGCACGGCGGAGGATGGCCGCGTCCGCGATCATGTCGGCGTGCTCAAGGCGGAAGGACGCTTGGCCTGCGTCACTGACCAGGAGCGAGACGGTGGCCTCGGTCACCGGGCTGTTGACCTGGCGTAGGCGCTGGCTGACGGTCAGCTCATCAGGGGCGATGCCGTCGACTGCCAGCGAAAGCATGGCGGCGGCGATGTCTTGATGGGCGGGCTCAAAGAAGTCAGAGGGCTGTAGGTCGCCCGGTAGGTGGGCGGCTTCGCGTAGGAGGACGCCGAGGAGGTGGCGTTCCGCGGCGACGTTATTCGGCGGGATCATGGAAGAGAGGGTTGGGGTTTGTGGGCGTGGGTGCCCGTGGTCAAGATGCTTTGCGTAGGATGCGGTCGAGGTCGGCCTTGCGGTAGTAAGGGACGCTCCGCGGGTTGCGGAGGATGCGGACAGGCAGGGCCATGCCGTCGATGCGGTATTGCACGCCGCGGACGGTGCGCCGGTGCTTGTGGGCATACTCGGAGAGGGTGACCCATCCCTTGGGTGCCTTGAACTTGTCGAGGGCTTCGGCTGCGTCCTTCGCGGCGGCCCAAGACTTGAACCTGGGCGACAGGCGATAGATGAAGCGGCCTCGGCGGATGGTCTTCTGTTCGGCGAAGCCCGCCTTGACGATGCGGGCGAGCGGCAGAGAAACACCGGCTCGGGTCTTGTATCCCAGGAGGCGGACGACCTCCGTGGTCTTGTGCCAGCCTTCGGGAGTGTCTCCTGCGTTGATCGCGGCGACGAGGGCGTGGGCGTCGAAGCGCTTCATCGGGCCTTCGGGGTGAAGACCTTGAGGTCGGTTGTCCAGACCCAGCGGGAGCCGACGCGGTGGACGAGCCAGACCTTCCAGTCCTTGCCGTCGACCCAGCCGGCGGCGAAGCCTGAGCCCCACCTTGACGTGGCTAGGCGGTGCGACGCGTAGGCCATGGCGTCCTTCTGGCAGAGACAGCCAGCGGAGAAAGCGGCGCCGCCTTCAGCCTTGGTCAAGTTGACCTGGGCGAGCGTGTGCGTGTGTCCGTGGATCAGAGCGCCTCCGCGGTCGGCGTAGTGCTTGCCCTGCTCGGCGGTGGCGTTCAGGCCGTGGGCGTAGCCGTGGATAAAGGCGACCTGACCTAGTCGGTATACGCCCTTCTCGGCATGGTAAGGCAGGATGGTCTTGGCTCCGCAGCTCTTCGCGGCGGTCTTTATCCGGGCCTCGAGGTCGGCGCAGTAGTCACGCACCAGGGCGGAGCCTGAGGTGTGCTGGAGGGCTTGGGCGCGGTGCTCGTGATTGCCCATCAGGTAGACGGTGGGCTTGGTGCGCTCAAGGAAGGCTTCACCGGCCTCGATGTCGGAGATGAGGGATTCGGCGCCTTCGGCATCCTGCCCGGCCCCACGGCGCAGGGATCGGAAGTCAAAGCAGTCTCCGAGGTGGACGCGCACGGTCGGCTTGTAGTCCTTGATGAACTCGACGAGGGCCTCGACGGCGTTCTCGTCAGCCATGTCGCCGTGATTGTCACCGAAGGCGACGAAGCGGGTGGGGGTGCTCATTGTTTTGGAGGGTTAGGAATTGGCATCCAAAAGTCTGGTTCACAAACCTGCTCTTGCGCGTTAAATGCTCCAAGCTCGTAGTTGCACATACACACCCAAGCCTTTCGACCGCATATGTCGTCATAGTATCCAGCAATGAAGTAAGACCCATCTCTCGGGGCAGTTTCCATTGGTTGCCATCCTTTGATTGCTTCGCTCATCGAATATTGATATAAGGGATGGGCTTTCCGGCGTCGAAGGCCGCAAGCATCTCGTCACGGCGCTTGCGGGCGGTCTCGAGGTCGCTGGCGATGTTCTCGACGATGTCCTTGCCGCGGCGACGCAGGCGGAACCAATAGCAGTCACCGAGTTTCTGGAGGTGGTGGTTGGGGTTCTCGGCCTTGATGTAGGCAGGCTTATCGTTTCGCCCGGTGCGGGTATACTTCGGGCAAGCCAGCAGGAAGGCCACGCGGTCGGGGGACAGGCCGACCTTGTTCGCCCAGCGCAGCGTGTCGGTGTTCAGAGTTTCCATGAGCGTGCGAGGTTGCGGCCTTCGGTCATGATCGCGTTACGCGAGGACGGCCTGAAGATGTACTCCTGGTCGAACAGGTGGGACGCACGGATCTCGGCGATGCTGTCCAGCTCTTCGTCGTTGGCCGGTCCGACCCCAGCGGTGGCGACGTAGATCGTGCGGACCTTCCAGCCCTTCTCCCAGAGGATGTCCTGACAGACGCGCAGCTCGTTGACGTAGCGCCAATCGGAGCAGACGACCGTCTCGGGGGAGGGTTGGTCGTGGTGCTTCATGACCGGGCACCAGTTGGCGAAGTGGCGGGCGAAGACGTCCCGATCCATGCGCCGTGCGAACTTGCCCGCGTGGACGAGAAAGTCGCGGTTATCCACCTTGAAGTCCTCCTTGAAGAAGTCCCCATCAAGGCCGAGGTAATCCATGTAGTGGTTTGCGGCCTCCTTGAGGGCGTCGGCGAAGTTGATGTGCTCGGCGGGTCGCTGGGACCACTCGAGGATACCGGAGGCGAGCGTGTCCTTGCCCGCCCTGGCATAGCCTGCGATCAGGACGAGCGTCGGGGCGGACATCGGCGTGGGTGCTTCGGTCACGGGATTAGAAGGGGACGCCTTCGGGCGGCAGCGGCTCTTCGGGGGCGGTCGGCTTCTGGGAGCCGCGCGGGTAGGTCATCTTATACTTATACTGAGGCTTGCCCTGCCACTCGCCGTTGGCCTCGACCTCGACGCCGACGAGGATGGTCTGGCCGCAGGCGGGCTCCAGGTACTGAAGGTACTCCGCAGGGGTCGCGTCGAGCCTGATCTCGTTGGTATACTTGCCGGAGAACTTGCCGACGAGCATGGCGAGGGCCTTGCCGTACTTGCTGGAGAAGTTCTTCGACAGGCAGAAGCCCTTGTCGTCGACGAAGAACAGGCGGCAGGACGTGGTGCCGTCCTCCCACTGTTTGACCTTCTCGAACTTGGGCTTGATGAGTTTCAGCTTGTAGGTGCCGTTCGTGCTGATGGACGTGAGCGGGACGCGGTTGTTTTCGGTGGTCATGATGTTAGGTGGAGAGGTATTTGATGAGCGATGCGACGATGAGGCCGAAGAATGTCAGAGTGACGATAATCTTAATGATGCACTCAAAAGCTTTCATTAGGCAAAGTTGATGTTGGTCGCGGCGCTAGGCTTGGCGGCGATGTCGATTGTGGTGATCTCGGTCTGGTATCCGGGCCAGTTGCCCGAGGCGGTGCATTCCTTGTAGAGGGTCAGCGCGCGCTCGAAGTCGAAGGCGGCGCCGGTCATCAGTTCCGGCCCCAGCTCATAGACCGCGTGGGCGTAGGGCGGCTCCTTCTCGACGGCGATGAAGCGGAAGCCGAGGACGCGGCACTTGTAGGCGGACTCGACGGCGTGCCGGTAGAAGTAAGCCTGGAGGGCGTACTTGTATTTTCGGACGGACTGAAGGAAGCCGTGCGGGCTGGCGTCCTCGCAAGTCTTCAGATCGTAGATGTAGCCGTCGTCGGAGATGCCGTCGATGGCGCACTTGACCAGGGTATCGCCGAGGAAGGCGGTGAACATCACTTCGGTCTTCGTCAGGACGATGCCATTGTTCTTCATGCAGGCCGCAGCGGAGTTGGCCACCGCGTCGACAAGGGCGCCTTCTTCGGCGGTCAGGATGGCCTTGCCTTCGTTGGCGGTGACAAACTCGGCCCACTCGGCCTTGCCTTCCTTCGTCCGCTTGTCCACGTCCGGGGCGATGGCGTGGGTGGCGTTGTAGGCGTCCAGCCCTTCGAGGGCGAGCTTGTGGACGGCGGTGCCCACGCGGAGGGCCTTGGAGTCCTCGCGGGTGCGGGCGAGATACGCCTGGTAGTGGGCGGGGGACTTGAGCAGCTCCTTGGCGCCGGATTGGTTGAGCGCTTGGATGCCGTCATAGATGACGCGTTCGGTGATGAGGTCGGGCATGGGTGTGTTATTGGGTGTTGGTGGGAAAGGTCAAAGAAGGGCCATGATGGCATCGGCCTGATTGGGGCGACGGCGCTCGATGGCGGTCAGGCACATCACGGAGCCGACGGTGAAGCGGGAGCAGGCGACCGGGCGGTTGGCGTAGGTCTTGCACTTGCCGGAGCCGGAGAGGTGCGGGCAACGGGAAGGCAGTTCGGCAAAGGTGCGTGCGACGATCATGAAGACCTCGCCGCGGGCGGCGTAGAACTCGGTCGTGGTCGGGGACGCGTCGATGGGCAGGAGGATGCTTTCACAGCACGCACCCTTGCAAAGTTCACAGGCTGTCATCTTCGGGGCTGGCTTCTTCGACGCTGGCGGAGATGCGGCGCACGTCTTCAAGGGCGGACTCGGCGGCGTTCTCCATGGCCTCGAGCGTATTCCGCAGGACGCGCAGCTGGACGACGAGGACGTGGACACGGTCATGGAGCGGCTTGACCTGGGCGGACTCATCGGCGGTCTCGATGTGATCGGCGAAGACCTGAAGCTCGGTGATGGCCGAGCGGTTGAGGTCGGAGAGCGTGATGATGTCGGAGTCGTGCTGTTCATAACGTCCGGCGATGTGCTGGACGGTGGCGAGCGAGCCCGTGATGTTCTCGACGAGGCGCTTGATGTTTTCGCGATTGGTCATGAGCGGACGGGCGTGAAGGTAAGTTCCTTTATCTCCCCATTAGGGGCAAGCGTAAAGAAGCGGACGGCGGAGCGGGACAGGGACGGGTAGGTCTTGCGCTTCCATGAGTTGAGGTCGGTCAGGAAGTCGGCGTGCTTGCGGGCCGTCAACTCGACGTAGGGGAAGCCGTCCAGGAGCAGCAGGAGGGCGTACTGCTTGGGCACGGTGGCCGCGATCCGTTCGATGCCCTTGGGGACGTCAGCCATCAGAGTTGCCCGGTCTTGGCGCGGTTCCACTTGGCGATGGTGGCGATGCAGCAAGCCTTGGAGATAGCGTCGAACTGGCAGAGCTCAGACTGCATGATGTCGTCGAGGACGCGGGCGAGTTCGTTGCCAGCGTAGCGCATCTCGGAGATGGTCTTGGCCTGAGCCTCGGCGCGGGCTTCGGCAGCCGACGCGAGGTTCTGATTGTGGAGGTGCCGCATGGCGGCGTTCACCGGGTCGAAGGGGTCGAAGTCAGGCTTGCTCATTTGGTCAGCGGGCGGGGGGTGGGGGAGAAGGCAGGGGCGGATGGGGAAGAGGCCGCAGAGCGGAAGCCAGAGGCCACGGCGCCGTCATCGTCGAGGTCGACCGAGATGCCGCACGCGGTCTGGATGGACTGCCGGCGGATGTAGGTGATTGCTCCGCCGATCTGCTGGGCGGTCAGTCCCTCGGCCTTGACGAGCAGGGTGCCGAACTCAAAGCGTTCGCCGGAGCTGTGCAGGAAGGCGGTCGAGACGCCGACCTTGCCCTCCTGGCTGACGAGCGTCTGGATCAGAGCGAGGTCGTGGTCGAGCAGCACCGGCTTGATGGCGTCGAGCAGCGCGTCGAGGGAGACGTACTTGGCCTTAAAGGCCGGGTTGATCTTGTTGGCCTTCACGTTGTCCAGGGCGGCGAGCGCTTGGACGAGGGAGGCGGTGGCGGAGGAGGGCGTGGGTTTGGTGCTCATGGTGGAGATTATTTGGTCGGTTCGGCCTTGGTGATTTCACCGGCCTTGATGCTGGC